ATAGTGATGTTGTGTTGAAGACCACCATAATTGCGTTTATGTTTTCTAGCAATATCCCGAGTCTCACACAGACGAATTACAGAGTTAGTATTCTTATTATAAACGGCCCAAAGCGATTCACGAATCTGCATTATACTCTCCTTGTGTTGTTGCACTGGTAGTACAGGTTGGATTTGAACCAACGACCAAAGCCTTATGAGGATCACGCTCTGCCACTGAGCTATACGCCCGTTGTATGGCGACCACGGAAAGATTCCAACTTTCACCTGAGATTTTAGAAGAATCTGGCTCTTGCATTTTAAGCTACGTGGTCATTTAAGTTAATGACTACAAAGAAGATCACTTACCATCACTGGAGATGCCGTTAGAGTCTGGTTTCATCAGCATGGGCCTTCCTAGGTAGTATAAGCAGTGTGCGCAATACTTATAAATTCCTATCCCACTCTAGTGATCTTCTCTGTAACCACTAACGTTCAATCATAATAGTTGCCTTTTGGTGCAATGTCAATAACTTCTTCACCAGATGCAATCTTTTGTTTAGCCTTATGACGATACTTACGCTCGTCGTATTTCTTCATAAACTGCCCACGCCTTGTTCTTTTACCAAATTTGCAATGGGGGCATGAACAGGATTTAGGCGTTGCTTTCATTTACTTCCCAACCTCCAGATATAAATAAGAGGTAATACCAGCAACAAAAGACTACTCGGCTCAGGCACTGTATTTACCACAGGGTGTTCCATATAGAAATCAGGAAGAACGTAATCAGGGATAACCTCACAGTCCTTTCCAGTGCCAATACAAGGAGGAATACTCACCAATTCATGTTGAATATAGTGGTTATCTGTGATCTTTGGCTTGATAGTGTATGCCGCATTATACTCAACTCTATCTTCTGATAGAATAGTCAGAAACAGCATGAGCCACAGAACAAATACAAAACCAACGCTACACAGGAACATCTTCAGTGCAAACCTGTGGTTTCTTCTAAGTATCTTCATAACTATCCCTGTTTTGGAGGTAAGGTCTCGTCTCTCCGAGATGTCACCACAGCCTGCTATAGCAGGTTTGCATTCCATGTCCTCGGCAGGTGGTTCGCCTATGTTAGCTCCGCATGGTAGGGGTGCTTTCTCCCGACACAGGATTGGCAGTCTTCCAGAGGGCTTTCGCCTTGTGTGTCTCCGACAAACTTGATATTACTATAAATCTGGTACGGGTAAAGGGACTCGAACCCTTACGCCTTATGGCGACAGATTTTGAGTCTGTTGTGACTACCAATTCCACCATACCCGCATTACTGGTGCTCCCAATCTGAATCGAACAGATGATATTGGGTTACAAAGCCAAGGTTATACCACTTAACTATAGGAGCAAAATAAAGTTGTCAGGCTTGGGGTTTAACCTCGAAAGATTATTCCTTTCCACTCTCTAACAACTTTCAAAAGGTTGCATCAGGCTTATCAGGAGTTCCAGCCGTTCCCTTCGCCCCTAGAAAACGAAGGACTACCGTGTTACCTGATTAGTCACCTTCTTTAGCTCACAAGATGGTCGCCCACGCCATCTGCACGATGGCGAAACGAGTCCCATGAATTCAAGACCAGCAGGCCGCTGTCATACAGGCACAGCTACTCACCTGACGCAAAAAAAAAAAATTGCTCTGGAGGCTACTCCAGAATTTGGGATGCGGGCGAAAGAGTCGAACTTTCTCCCAATCCGGCTTATGAGGCCGGTGTCTAACCACTAGAACCCGCAATAACTTGTAAATCTTATGGAGCGGAGTGTCGGACTCGAACCGACGACCACCTGATTGGAAATCAGAAAATTCTACCAACTGAACTAACCCCGCATTGTGAAACGAATATTACATCATTTTTGAAGTCTTGTCAAGCATTATTTAGACATGGTGTTGTGTGGGATCGAACCACATTCGTCTGCCACAAGGCAGCTATTTTACCATTAAACTACACCACCATGCTCACTAGCGATAAAAACTACTACTTCTCAACTCATAACTACATTGTAGAGCATACTAAGGAGGTTGTCAAGAGGTTAATGCACTTCAAGCCAAGACTTACCAACCTTACCCTCCCCCGCAAGGGGGACTTTCAGCTTCAAGTATTCACCTGCTTTCTCAATTGCTTTCTCAATCAAGCGAGCAACCTCTTCTGCAACAGGTTCTTCACACTCAAATTCCACCTCATCATGGAAGTACCCAATACGGCGAACAACACACCCTTTGTAAAGGTAGTATGGTTTGCGATCTTTCCACTGAATGCCCCCAAGCCATTTATCAAGGAAGCAGCAAGCATAATCCATAGAAATTCCGCCACAGGACTGAAAGATTGTGTTTAGCAATGCACTCTTCTTACGAGTTCTCAACATACGACCATCAATAGCAGGTAAATATTTGCACTGCCCTTTCTTCTCCCAATAATTCTCAAGGTTTTCTTTCAGCTTTGCAGTTCCGGGATTGGCTTCCCAAAAAGCATCAAGAGCTTTCTTACCGTACTTCTCGGGAATTCCCAGCGTAGCTGCCACTTTAGGACCACCACCACCATATAGAATGCAGTAGAAGCCTCCCTTACTCTTATTACGGTATGGTTTCCACTTAGGGTCTTCCTTGTTAAAAGTTGGTGAGTTATACATTTCAGAAACTTCCTTGTGAATACCGCCATAGAATGCGTTTGCATTCTTTGAATGCACGTCTCCACGAAGCAACTCATCTGCTGTTACACCATCATCATATTTGTAAGTATTCCCTGTAATCGTAATCACGTCTCCTTGCCGCATAACCCACGATCCAAACTTGGTGCGCGGGCACCATACACGCTCACTACCCGTGCTTTTAATAGTCATTCGCTGCATAGTGACGGTCGATTTTTTGTTAAGTGTCACAATCCCCATTCGATTGGTTGGTGTCTCACGATAGGCCACGTTCAAATACCCCCTGTGGGCAATGTATGCTGCGGTAAGTGCTGCATCAAAGTGTTCCCCAAGATTTTGACCAAACCTCCAACGACCCTTTCCTTTCTCCTGTGTGTCCGCCCCTTTATCTGCATTCTGATTACTATAGTGTCCATCGGCTACAAGGAACCCTTCAATAAATGATTCTACTCCGTTCAGACCACGACTTACGACACGGCCCGTCCAGTTTTGACCGTATTTCCCGTCAAGCATTCCGCTGACAGTTCCCGAATAGTCTGCCATAGGTGCGTTGGTGATGATATTACAGCAGGTGTTTAAATCCCTAGTCTCAACAACTTTCTGATTATATGTCCCTGTTGTAGTATTCCTGTATTCTACAAACCATCGGTGGTTTGCGGTAGTCCTCACTTTGAAATTATTATTTTCGATTGCAAAGACCTCTGCATCCTCGAAAACACACTTCTCCAGCAAAGGTGTCCATTCCTTCATACCCGTTTCTGGGTTGTATGCCAGAATATCTTCACCATCCACCAATTCATCAAAACTCTTCCAACCACGCTTAGTCAGCGCCTGAGTATCCATAGGGACACAATAGTGGCCTTGAACCCTTCCCTCCAGCGCGGCGGCATCCCCTGCGGCAATGAGCATGCCATCTTCAGAAATCCACAAAGACCTAAACTCTTCACCAAGAAGTACATTAGGGTCAGCCTTCGGAACATTGACAACAACCTTGTGCTTCTGACGATGTGTGGCTGCAATGCCAGTGCGCCCTGCGCCAATCCTTCCATCCATCCTAAGTCGAGGATTCTCCATCCACCCTTGAAGTACAGATAGTCGGTTTCTTAGACTTAGCCACTTCACAACTTGCTTTGCAATATCACCTTCCAACTTCATCAAGTTGGGGCAAATCTTTCCGGCTTCTTGAATCTTCGGAGTGGTTGGGATCAATTGCCGTGTCACAGGATCGCGCATTGGCTTACCATCAGGCCCGCGCTGATAGTTAAATAGTGTTGGCTTCCAGCCTGATTGCAAGAAGAAGTCTTTCATTTGGTCTTGGTTAGCCATTTCCATCGGAAGGGTTATATTCAAAACCTTGCCCGATTCAACACTATACTTCTCACCGTAGAATTCCCACTCACCGTGACAAATTTCTTTGCCCTTGTGCTTTTCAGTAAATGACATCCATGATGAAGAGTATGTACCATCCTTCTTAAATGGCTTTGCCGGCATGGTATATGCCTTTTGCTCCGTCTTTTTAAGTTGTCGCGGCGGTAACTTAGGCTCAACCTCTGCACGAATCTCTTCCATCATTGACTCAATTTTAACCTTCAGTTTTTCAGCCTTCTCAACGTCAAACTTCCACCCTGTCAGTTCTTGACAGGACATCAGGTAGAACGCTTTTTGACCACATTTAAAAGCATCAGTAATATGAAAAGGCTGCTGATACATCTCATGCCACTCTTTCTTGAGATACAGATATACAGCTTCGCCAACATCAATATCTCGACGACAATATACATCCATCTCTGGATGGTGCTGCATAAACTCTGCGCCTTTCTCTGAGTTGCTATCAATCACGCCAACTTCAATTGCTCTGGCACGCCAATCAATTTTAGGCAGCCCAAGCACAGAGCCAAAATAGTCAATGCTGTGCCCTTCCCGGTCTGGATTTAGGAACATAGACAAATAGAACGTATCAACAAATTGAACGGGCTTCCCTTCAATCGTGTCAGGACCGACGGTAAAATTGATTCCAAGCACGTTCATAAGCACAAACATATCAAAACCAAGATGGTTGTGAGCGATGATGAAAGGACAATCAGACTTGAATACAAAGTTCAAGAATTTTTCTTTTGCAAGGCTGTCTTTGAACGGATTGATGGTAAGGCCATCGCCAGTTTGAACATTCTTAGCGCAGATAGTCCAAATCTCAGTTGATTCAAAGATAAAACCGTTTGATTCGATGTCGAACACAATCTCTTGTTGCATACCGCCTCCGTAAGTAAGGCAACCATCTTACCAAAAATAAGAGGGGCTGTAAAGCCCCTTTTGTAAAATCTCAGAAACTAACGTCTTGTTCTTGGTCTTCCATCAAGATCACTTCCCAACTTTCGTCATCAATCTTGAATGAGTCTGCCACACCCAGATAGCCCCAAGGCCGATTCTTCAAAACAGTGAGCCTGACACGACCGCGAGAACGATCAGGCATAATCTCAGGTTCAAGACCGAGGATCACGAATGACAACTGTTCAAGAGCAGCACTACCACGCATCATTTCCTTTGTCACCTGCACCCAATATGGTTTAGGTTCTTCGCCTTCTTTGACCTTCGGTGCCTTAAATTGATCTGCTGCTGTGCGGTTGATGTGTGACACGGCAATAATGCAAACATCGTTCGCTGCACAGAACGCCGCAAGTTCCGTCATCACAATATCAAGTTCCTTGCGTTCGTCCTTCACCATCGACCCTGAAATAACAAGACTTAGGTGGTCTAGAATGATAAATCGGCAGCCTTCAACAAGGTGCATGTGCTTGATTTTTGCCATCAACTCTGAAACAGGAAGACTTCCGAAGTGAGAGAGCATTACGAGTTTATCATTATCCACAATCTCTCGATAACAACGCTCAATGTCTTCACGTTTTGCAACATTCAAAGGGTTATTCTTAAATTCAAGATAATTAACTTTTAGTTTTGAGGCAATCAGGCGTTGGACAGTCTCCTTGTTGGTCTCCTCAAGGTAGATCATCCCAAGTTTCTCACCAGATTCCATAAATGCAGATGCAAAAATAGAAGTCACTGTTGATTTGCCAACACCACTTGGACTTGTAAGCAAAACAAGTTCAGATGCACGGAATCCGTGAAGTTTTTCCATTAACTTAGGAAAGCAATTGACATAAATACCCTCTGGCCGTGGGGTGATAAGGTCTTCAAAATCAATATCAACTGCCTTGACAATCTTCTCAGAAGAGTATGCTCGGCGTCCGAATTGCACCAGTTTTGACAGATCACTTGAACGCCCTGCCTGAAGGAAGTCACTGGCGTCCTTAAAACCCTCTTCAGGCGTTACAGTAAATAGGCTGATACTGCTGCCCACTAGGGCATTTGCAACAGCTTCACGAGCCTCGTGGCCTTTTAGAATTCCCTTGCGGAGTTCGGCTGGCGTGCAGTGGTCATCATCGAAGAAGATTGTTAGTGCATCGTGTGATAGTACATAGGGTTCATTGTGCAGAATAGCCTCTACGGCATTTGCTGTGCCCATTGGAATTGACACAACAAGCGGCTCAACATTCTCAAACTTTGTGCCTTTATAGGCATCCACAATAGATTGATAAACACTGATACAATCCCACTGACCCTCTGTGATCGTCAAGTTGCTACGCTTGCGGTTGGCTTTCTCTGCGACAGATTGCCCAAAAAGTTTATTGCCAATAGACACACTGCCAATTGCAGACCAGTGCCCACGCTCGTCCTTCCCCTTTGTAAGATCTTGTTTCATGTAGCCAACAACCTTCCCCTTTTGATTGTGTGAGGGGAAATACACTGCAACAGGGGTTTTACCGTCTTGAGGGCTTAGGGCAACCTTAACACCAAACTTTTCAAGTGTCTCCTTACGGACACCACGGTCAGGAACATCAAATGCTTTCAGTGTTTCAACATCTTGAATTTTTTCTTTTTGTTCAAAATTAGCATCATTGCTCATCATTTTTGCCTTTTTAAAATATGACATTTCTTCCTCTGCTGTTTTTATATTGCCCTTATTTGCCGCAGGTATCGGTGCCGTACAACGTCTCCGTATTTATTAATCATGCAATATCCTTATCTTCATCTGGAAGAAGATAATCATACTCTTCCCGCTGATCCTTTGCAATCACTTTTGACAAACGCCACTTGCCAACGTCTTCATCAAAAACCACAGACAGAGGTTCATGCACTTCTTTAAAAAGTTCCATACGAAGATCGTGCCACGATTCAAACTCCATCACAAGAACATTACCAACTCGTGAAACAACAGGCTTACTCATTTAACCACCTTTGTGTCCAGCGGGATACTCATAATCACAGATGAACAAACTATCACCGAATGACCCCGATTCCCCAAGTAGATAGAACTCATGTTCAATTTTGATTGCATAACTCTTTTTACTACGCTCATTCTCTGGCTGGAGTGTGTATGGGGTGTAACAATCATTATACCAAATTTCAACGATTTCAAAATTGACTGACTTATATTTTCCATTACTCATTTCGTCTTATCTCCTGTAAATTCAGACCACTTCCTGCCTGTATGATATTCATACCGTGCTCGCTTGATGGCAACAGCAAGGTCTTTACCATTTGTCACACCATCAAGGCACACCTTACCAGTGTTCTCTGCAAACCAGTGGAAAAGGAATGGTGTGCTACCAAGACTATGATTCCAAAACAACTCAAACTCTTCATCAGATGTGTATGGGCGTACTTGATCGAGTTGTGAAATTCTTACTTGCCTAGCTCTACCATTAAGAGAAACAAAAGCATATTCTCCTTCAACTTTAAGGAGTGTGTGCTGTGAAGGAAGGTCGTCGCTCCATTTCACCCACAGTGTATCGCCAATCTGAGGGATGAAGTCTAGCATTTTCTTCATTGAAGCCTTGAAGTCGTCAATATCCATCATACTCTCCTTCCAGATAATCATAAATCTCTTGCATAGCCTCATAATCATCCTCTTCTTGCTGGAGGATGCGCTTCATCGGCTTTTCTTCTCGCTTGGTATGAATAACACCAATACGAGGCTTCTTTCGTTGAGTCTTGCCGAAGAAGTCAATGAGATCATCATCTTTGCTTGTGCGTTTGTTACGCATTACTTAGTTCCTATTAAGTTAAATCATTGCCATGTGAGAAACAGCATCAACTACATAAATGTCCATACCAAGAATTTTGTTCCTCTTGGAGTGTGACACATCAAGACCACATGGTAAGCTGTCCTGCACCCACTTGTCAAGAGCAATGGATTCGTCCATTCCAAGATATACAACACCGGGCCTGTAGCCTTGCATGC